AAAGATTGAGTAAGAACATTGTTGGATACAATATTTTTAGTATTAACACTAATAACACCAGTATCACTTATAGCAGAAGTTTTAGCTTCTACCGCAGTAATCTTATTAGATTGTTGTGTAATTTGAGTTGGAGTAGCAGTAGGATTTTCAACCATGTCACTCATAACAGGGTTACTAACCATTGCTTCTGCTAATTTAAACGCTTTACTTGGCATTAATATTCTCCAAAATTCTTTCTATTATTCACTATCTTTTTTTGCATCAAGATATGCAGCGATTGCCATATCTCTACGTTCTTTTGCATTCTTACCTTTGAACTGTGGTGCATCAGATTGTTTAAAATCATCTATCCACGCGCCCATACCATCAGAAACTTCAAGCTTTTCATTTTGTGGTTTTTTTCTAAAGGTCTCGAGACCCTTCTTACCACTAGAAGCCATTCTATCGGCTTTATTGGATTGGGTGGTAGCAATACGTTTCATAGCGCCTTCTGCCATCTGTTCACGAAATGATGCCAAAGATTTCTGAGTAGAAGTCATAGTACGTATTGGCTTCTTACGCCCTGTAGCTGTACGGCCCATCGCTGCATCATGCTCACGATTTCTTTCACGCTCTTTTTTTAGCCAATCACCTTTGATTTTTGGTGCAGCCTCAAACTGCATAGAATGTTGACCATCTTTTCTTACCTTCTCAGCATCTTTCTGAGATTTATAAGGCTTACCTTGATCGACAAACTTACCTTTGGTCATACGTTGTACTTGGAAACCTTTACCTTTTCCCATACGCCCTAAGTCAATGATACGAATTGTGCCTTCTTTTGATGCTTCATCAATCTGTACTTCTTCTTTATACATATTAAGTTCGTATTTTTTATTATCCAAGTTTGCAACTTGAATTTGAACGCCTCTAGATTTACCCTTCTTATCAGTACCCATCAAACGATACGAATTAGTTTTTCCATTGGATGGTTTTTTAGGGCCCATAGCAACTTTATCGTCAATTTCATCTGGATCAATTTCAATGCCAAGTTTTTTCTTTGCATGGTCATATGCATGTTTCATCGCAGATGAAAAATCTTTATGGTATAAATCATATCCACTAGAAGATTTACCCATTTTTTCCAATAGGCGTTCTTCACGGACTCTAACTTTAAACATTTTCTCAACGGTCTGTCTACCCATATGCTTTGACATAACAGTAATAATCTTTTCAAATACTTCAGTATCTTGACCGTTAACAAATTTAATAAAAGGCATTCCAGCTTTACCTGATGTTAGCATATCGGCTGCTTTCATAAAGTCTGCTTTATCTATGCCACCACTTTTCTTTGCATAAGCATTAAGCTCATTACCAGCTTTTTTCATTGCTGGTGTAGCGACTTCATCTAACTTAACTGATTCATTTGGATTCTCATTACCAGGTTCTTCTCCAGTATCTTTTGCAAGCATATAGTCTCTTACAGAATCAAGATAGTCCATTGCCTTAGTAATTTTATTTTGGCACCACTCGGGCATATTCTCATCGTCTTCTAGCATATCGTGCAGTTCTTCAGCAGCGTCTGAGATAGTGACAAGCTGGGTCTTAGCCATATCACCCTCATAGTCATACTCTCCTGCATCAACATCTTCAAACATATAAAGATCATAAAGAAGTTCGGTATCTTCTTTCATAAGACTTTTTATTTTAGCTGCATTATAATTATGTTTAATCATAAGATTGTTTATAGCAGCCATAGAAAGAAATGGTATATCTTTAGCAGCTAGTTGCTCTAACTCATCTTTACCAAATTTTGCTACCATAGTAGAAAGTTTAATAGCATCCGTAGGTTGGATTCTCTTACCTTTCATACCAGACCAATGCTTAGCCAGTCTATCTAGTTGATTTGCTGCTAATTTTTCTTCTATAGTTTTCATTTTGACCCTCCTACTTTTGCAGCCAGATCCTTGTCTGCCTTGCCCCATGTTCCTGATGATTTAGTTACAAATGAATTAACTCTTGCAAAACCCCACTGTTCTGGAGTAGTGCCAGGTCTATGTCCAGTTTTCCAAGCAGCAACTCCACGATTATAAACCTGTCTTAGTATACCAAGAGGCATACCAGATTTTTCTGCCTTTTTCTTAAGACCTGCTGTTGCATCTTCGTTTATATAAGCTTTAAATTTAATCATTCTGTTGCCCTATTCTTTGCTCTTGCTCTTGCTAATCTAGCGCGATCTAACATTCTATCATGCTTAAGTTTATCAGTTTCTTTTTCTCTATCAATCTTAGCTTGTGCAATTTTAATTGCATCTTCGCCATACATCTGTTTAAACTTTAAAGTGTGTTTACTCGGTTTTGTTTTTGCTGTAGCATTGCCGGGTGCCTTTTTATAAGCACTTCTATCATCGTCTGCTTTTTTACCGTGCTTAGCAAAATGTCTTGCTCTTGCAAGTTTAGTGGCTTTTGTTTTAATACCAGCATAATAACCTTTTGGTTGTATTCCTGGTCTATCTTTAATATCTGGATCTTCCGCTTCAGAAGTCTGGCCTGGAGTCATAGACCTTGCTTTTTTATTAGAAGCATCTGTTCCACGATCAGGACGATCATCATACATGGAATCTTTACTCTTTGCTTTATACATTTTAACAGAGTCTAACCATTTTCTCATTGCAGAACCGTCTTCTTTTTCAACTATAAGATAATTGGGGCCTTTATATATTACAATTCCTTTTTCACCAGATTCTTTAACCTCAACCATATCGCCTTCGTTAAAAAGTTTACCATTTATATATTTTTCTCTTATGTCAGAAATAGGTTCCAGCTGAATAGAATTTCTAAATTCTGTTTCCTCTTTTAATCCCATGCCTTTTCTAATATCATTAAAAAGTTTCTTGGCGTCAGTATTAGACATTTTATCAGGTAAGCCTTGAGAAAACGAAGTGAAGTTATTATCTGAAGCATAACCTCTTTGCTTAGTTCCAGAAGCGCCTTCAGCACCTGTGGCATCAGGATCTCTTTGGCCTGCTGATACTATTTGAATTCCATCTGGAAAATTATAAAAGCCGTGCTTTCCTTTTTTACCATTATAATTATTCAGTCTTACTTTATATTCATCTAATCGGTCTGAACCAGCAACCATAACAACTTTTCTATAACCACGATCATATAAATCACTTAAAGCGTCAAACGGTGTTTTCACTTTCTTATTAACAAGAACTTGTCTAGCATGTTTTGGAAACATTTTACGAATATACTTAACCTTGCTAGTATATTCTAAAGGATTATCTTTTTTATCATTAGATTGAGATAGATAAAGAAAATAAGGATTACGCCCGGCGACGGAAGACAACTTATCCATAAGTTTTCCATGACCAATAGTAGGCGGATTCATTCTACCGAAGGCAAAATATGCAACCTTTTCTTCTTCTACTAAAAATTGGGAAAATGAATTAATCATTTAGAAGATCCACCTCTTTTTCTCTGCATTTCTGCTTTACGAATAAGTGGAAACATTTTCTTAGCCAAACGATCAATACGTGTTTTCATTTCAGGCTTATCAAGTCTTTTCTCAATTTCAGCCTTACGTGCTATAGTTAATTCTCCACGTGGAATATCTTTTGTTATTTTAAGTAAGATTTTATTACGAGCAGCTCTTCTTGCTCTTTTTTGAAGAACCTCTTTACTCGCCACACGACGAGCAGCTCTCTTTTTACCGAGAGCAATCTTAGCACGATTTCTTTTAAAATCTCGAGCTTTCTTTAATCTTTGAGCCATAGACAGAGCTTCATCAGGAGTTTCATCCATCGCCCTTCTTTTTCTATGTCTCCTATATTTGATTTCATCAGGCTCACCGGGAGCGTAATCTACAGTAATTAAATCTTTAAATTTTAACATCAGTTTCTTCCTGGTTTATCCCATCCCTTTAAAATATTTGGCGAAAAGTTGTTGTATGAAAATTCCATTCTATCAACAATCTTTACCGCATCACCACCAAGTCTATCAATTGCTACATAACCTTCGTGACCTGTCGTCTTAAATCCCTTTGTAGTCTGCACAAATGTATCGATCTTTTTAATATTATTAAGTATATTTATAAGTTTTAATTTTACTAAAACAATTAGTTTTTGTAATTCAAAGACCTTTATTAGGTTTTGTTTATTAGATGCCGAGAAAAATTTTAAGATTTCCTCTCTTTTTTTAACTTGCGCATCTTTGCCGCGTTCTGACTTGCGTTTGAGGATTTCTTTTTCGTACTTGTTTTTGATCCACTTGATGAGCCCGTCGGCATGTCTTCGAGTGTCTTTAATAATTTCGCCTTTCCTGACAAAGGAGTTATTATAGGTTTCGATTGTCTGCGAAAGCTCGTCGTTGGATTCAATTTCTTTAAGGGTGCTACTAGATATTTGGTTAAAGAGTTTCCCAATCTCCGAAAGACGTTCATTTACTTCCTCCGTATCCTTTTCTGACATTGTTACTTTAGTCATATCTCTTAACATTGCATCTTGAGACCAGACAGATTTTGATTTTTTAAACTTTGACGTATCTACACCATAACTTGCTTTCATCGTTTCAAAAGACGAACCAGTGTATGTAGTATGCCAGACGATTCCGATTTTTGCCGAGCTGATTTCTTTGGCTGCTGCAGTTCCTTCTGGGACCGCATAAATAATTGTATTAGGGTGAAAAGTGACATACTTTTTTCCATCTATGGTTTGACTGGACAAATCGTCGTTGCTGAATAAAAAATCTCCTTGGACAACACCTTTGATTCCAAGTGAAGGCAGATATTCAAGTGCGTCTTTGAGCTTATCAGCAAGATCACCAGAAGTATCAGCATCGACGTCAGCTGTAGATTTATAGACCTTAGGGTTTTTGTTGAATATGCCTTTTTTGGCAACGAAAAATTTATTATCACTCGGATCAATACCAGCGAAAACAGCAGGAGCGCCATCCCATTTAACACTTACATTTCCTTTCTTGGTTCCACCAAGCAT